GTGCCTCTTGTGACCTCAACACATCCCTTGGCAATGTGATCTTGATGTGCTCAATGATTTGGGCTTGGTCCGTCCGGCGCGGACTACGGATCGCTCTTGCCAATAATGGGGATGATTGTGTCATTATGATGGAGAGTTCAGATCTCCACCATTTCACCACTGGTTTTGAAGACTATTTCCGCCAGTGCGGGTTTAGGCTTACCATTGAACCCGCTGTATATTGCTTCGAACGTATCGAATTCTGCCAGACTCAACCTGTCTACCTTGGTGAAGAGTGGCGAATGCTCCGCAACCCAAACGTGACCATCCAAAAGGGCAGCATGTGCACCTTGCCAGTCCCTAACACGCGTGTGTTAAGGCGATGGATGATGTCAGTGGGGCTGTGTGAGGGCGCACTCAACGAGGGGGTTCCAGTGCTACAGCACTGGGCTGCGGCAATGCGTCGTAATGGACTCAAAGCTAGCAGCAAATTCCAGCAAAGCGTGTGGCGTGGCACCACACGTGGGTACTACTACATTGGCCGCGATGTTCGGACTAAACCGATTTCCGTGGAAGCTCGAGTGAGCTTTTTCAAAGCATTCGGCATTACACCGGATGAACAGATTGCCCTAGAGGGCAAGTACCAACAGTACGTCATGGCAGAAGGGTTCGAGCCACTTCTGCCTGCTTGCCGTGCGCTGGATAAACTTGGCATTGCTCGTGACATGTCCACTGTGCTACTCGCCGGACATAGTTTTAGCATAGATCAAAGAACGTGTTAAAATGGCCAAGAAGAAACAACCAATTGTCAACATTCGCACTGGGAAAGCGCGGCCAGTCGCGAAGAAGAAGAAGACCGCGGTAACCAACAGGGAAGTTACACTCCTCGGGGGCGCATTGCGTCACCTTGGAGGACTCGCCGGTGGAGCAGTGGGTGGCATGTTTGGCAACCCCGCCATCGGCACTGCAGCGGGTTCTGGTCTTGGTGCCATGATTAGCAAATGGCTTGGGTCAGGTGACTATTCAGTTGCCCAGAATTCTCTTGTCAACAGCGTCAAGGCATCCGGATCCATTCCGATGATGCATAGTGAGGGTCAGACTGTCACTGTGCGTCACAAGGAGTTCCTCACGGAGGTTAAATCTAGTACTGGGTTTGTGGTACAGCGATCATTTACCATCAATCCCGGCAATGCAACCACATTTCCGTGGTTGTCACGCCTTGCAAACTCGTATCAGCAATATCGCATCAAGGGGCTTGTGTTCCACTATGTACCCACTAGTGGATCCGCCGTGTCCAGCACGAATAACGCGCTGGGTAGTGTAATGCTGCAGACTTCGTACCGCAGTAATGACACACCTCCAACCAGTAAAATTGAGCTACTCAATGAATACTGGTCCAGCGAAGCGATGCCGAGTGAGGCGTTCTGCCATCCAATTGAGTGCAACCCCAATGAGAACCCGTTCAATGTGCAGTATATCCGGGCGGATGACACACTCATCCCCACCAGTGACTCGCCCCTGTTGTATGACATGGGCACCACGCATCTGTGTGTGTCCGGGCAGCAGGCTAGTCAAGTCACTCTTGGTGACTTATGGGTTACGTATGAGATCGAGTTGAAGAAACCAATTATTTCCAGCAATGTTACAACCGACTCAGCTCTTTATACAGCGTATCTTAATAGTTCCAGCCCCACGTTTGCCGCACCATTCCCTAATGTCGTTACCACGGAGGGTAACCTCCCTTTGCCCATCAATGGCCGGGTCATCACTCTACCGGCCAAGGTGTATGGGACCTTCTGGATTGTGGTGTCCTACGAATCATCGGGTGGGTCTTTTACCAACCTGTCCATGACTGGGGCACCAACGGTCAGCAACTGTGTTCTTGTCAATTTTGTTGATTGTCTCACAGGTGTGGCTGACAGATACGAAATCAACACAACTGGCACCCAAACTCGTGGAGTTTATGCTTTTGCAGTCCAAAAGGTTTCTAGGGAGGATACCGCCTTCATCACTCTTCCGACCGCCACTTCCACTGGTGGTACTTTCGGGAAAGCATCCATCAGTGTCAATGGCACCCGCTCACTTGCCTAGTGGGTTTTGCGCCCCTAAAACGGTCGAATCGTGGCCGTGCGCGTATGGGCAATGCGCTTATCGCATGTATGTTAATACCCATAAAATTAAATATTGTCTTTTCCGATTTGCTCTGTGCTTCTTGTTCGTTTCGCATCTCTCAGGAACATCCCGTGTAGGGGCAACGAGTGTCGACCCAGGTAACCTACAGCCTGACGTCGAGGCCAAGCACTCTGGACCAGTAGGACACCGGATCAACTTGTGTGTGTGCGAACTTGCTATAACCATTCTTGAATGGCTGCAAACCCTCCTTGGGTGAACAGGACAGAACACCAAATCATTGCATTGCGCTAAGCGATAAGTATCCATTGTAGGTTAGACGGCTGGAGCAGTCCCCAGCCAATACCCCCGTCTTTATGGCGGGGGGGGAAGCCCTTGAAAGAGGGGTGTGTGACGGATTGAGGATCTTCAATCTAATCACCCCGGCG